GCATCAGTATCGTTTAAGTAGTGATTCACTACATAACCTTCTGGTAGCATACCCATGTTTCTCATTGCGTTGATGTCATTATCAGCAGTACCGACTCTTAGAGTTGAGTTCAAGACTCTATCAGCTACAAATTGAATGTTTACTGGGATAATTAATTTTCTTCCCTGCATTGCAATTTTTAACCCTCTTTCATCGATGAAGCCTGCGATGTCAATCATCATTTGCTCCAATGAAGCTTCGTTTAAGTCTGCGTTTGTTGCAAGTTGGTTAGAGAAGTTACCACCCAAAGTTGTTGGGTGAGCTGTGTTTACAAGTGAAACACCATCTCCGCCTGCAGTTGCAAACGCATTATTTAATACATTAGCAGCTTTGACTTGCTTTGTGTAAGCCATTGAACGTGCCAATGATTTTGTATAACGAGCAGATAAAGTATCATACAAATTGTCTTCGACAGCTTCCTCAGTTAAACTAAATGCAAGTGCAATAGTTTCGTGAGTGTATCTGCTTGTAAAAGATTCTTTTGCTGTATCAAATTCTACAGCAGCGCCCTCTTGTTTTACAGCAGCTTCGCCGAAGCCCATAAGCATTACTTCTTCTTCAAATGCTCTATCGCTTGTTTCTTGGTCAAAGATCTCAGCATGTTCGTTCTCGTAACGAGCGTACTCCATGCCAAACAAGGCGTTTAAGCCAGGTTCCAGTTCTTTGGCCAGTTGTGCTCTATTAATAGCCATAGTCTAGTCCTCCTTATACGCCTGTCGTTCCAGTGTGAGATCCTAACTGATGATTATTAATCTTTACAACTATGATACTGTTATTAGCAGTGGCATCGTTGCTCGGAGTGTCATAAAAATCAATTAGTCTGACCTGTAACGCAGCGGTTGTGTTTTTTGAGCTTGAATCAATTTCAACACCAGACATACCAGTTGTGGTACTTCCAGCGCCAAAAACTAAATCAGCGTTTAAGTTTAAGTCTGCAGCAACGATATTACCAGCAGCTGAATCTTGCTGTGCAATAAACAGTTGATTTGGATCGTCCGCTACAAATGCTATCCCATCTCCTGGTGAGAGGGAAGCTGGAAAATGATCACGAAAAGTAGGTTTCTTCGTAGTTGGATCAGTATAGAAACATCCCATGAATATTCCACATATTGGATCACCTGCAGTAGCTACTTCAACTGTACCGTCGTTTTTATATTTGACGGGATCACCAGTGAAGATCGCTGTGCCTTGGTTATCCGCAACAGAGTATTTAGTAGTTCCTGTAGTTCCTCCTGGAACAGAACCTAACTTCGCAATTGGTCGTAGACCAAAAGCTTGATCTATATTAGCCATATTAGTCTCCTTATATTGCTGGAGGAACTAAAATCTTAACCACTAAGATTTTTTGCCACCTCCAAAAGTTACTCTGCTCTGCCTTTCCTGATGGATTGGCATAGCTGGATGCTCGTCCTTGTGTAAATCGTTTTCTACTGATTTTACTTGATCTGCAGTCTTAGATCTAAAATATGCATCCCTATCTTCCTTTACCTCAATAGGACACCTCATCAGTAATAAACCTCCAACTCCAATGACACCTTTATATCTTCCGTCTGTGACGTGAGGCAAATCTACTCTGTCTGGATATTCGCTAGCCATAACAAATTCATATCCACTACGTAGTCTACCCATGACGTTTTTCTCGTCTTGTTGACCACGGTATTCTGCCCTCACCCAACGATGATGAAATCCTTCGGGTGGTTCTGGTGCATCTAAGTTAGATGGAGGAGTCCATCCCCTTGGTCGAGCGGTCTTTTCTCTGGTCTCCATCCTTCGTGAAGTTCTACCTGCTTTTTCTACCATGCTACGCTCCTTCCTTCACATATTTTGCGTATTCTTCTAATGGCACACCTAATTTTTTTGCAATCGCTACCTGCGAAGGTGTGAGTTTCACAGTACGACGCCCAGATTTATTTCTTCTCACCGCTGACGCAACAGTCTGGGTGGGCTGTTTCGCACGGGTTTCCTCCACAATATTTTCATTTGGCTGAAAATAGTCTGGGAATTCTTCTTTGATATAAGAATCTATTTCATTATAGTATTCATCTGACGTTGGGTCAAATCCTTCTTGCAATAATTGATCATGATATGACATCGCAGCACTTGTCATGTCTGCATGTTTACTATCATTAAACCAAGTATTATTAGCTGCCCACGCCTCGGCTTTATAATCTCTAGGCTGATACTGCTGTTGCTGAGTTTGCTGACCTTGGTTAGCTTTATAAATATCTTCTTCACGTTTTTGATTAGCTCTCAAATTAGCTAATCGAACGGAATCAGCTTTTGCTTGAGCCAATTGTTCTTGAGCTGTTACTTGTGCTTCAGTATCATTATCTTCAATTGCTTTTTTAAGTTTAGATTTTGCAGCTTCTACAGCGGATGTAACTCTACCTTCAAATTCTGACACATAACCTTTACCTACACTGGATAATTGATCCTTAAGTTTGTCTCTTTCTTTTGTTATACTGTCGGCATATTCCTCCATATCTTTTAGACGTGCCAACATCTTTTGCATTCTTTGCTTTTGTCTTTTACTATATCTCCTTAAACCTTTATCCGTTGGTCCTTTTTCTGACTCTTCCTTTTCACGTGAAGTATCATCTTCTTCTTCTGAATCTTGACCCTCTACAAGTTCAGCAGGTTCTTGCTTTATTGGTTCTTCTTGTATTGGTTCTTCTTTTGGCTGCTCTTCCACAACGGTGTTTTGCTCTTCATCCTTTGCCTCCTTGTTTTGATCTTCAAGTTCAATCTCTATAGAAGCGCCAGATGTATCAATCGGAACCATTTTGTCTTGTTCAGATCTCGTTACTGGTTGCATTTTTTTCTCCATTTCTAAAGTATGTTAGCAGGTAAAATATCCCTAGGGTCATTTACCGTTGCAATTATCTCATCATCATTGATGATTCTTAATTCACCATCTTCAATGCGAATACGAGATCCAGCATATCTGGTGATGAGAACCCAATCACCCTCTTTACACCAAGGGCCACTAGGAAACTTTTCTTTATCTTTATAAGCTTCGGGACCAACTTTCAAGACTTTACATATATTTGTAGAAACTTGGGACTGTTCAACAGTATCATCTGTTAAATATAATCCACTTTTAGTTTTACTATCTAACTTTAATGGAAACAAAACTATTCTCCAACCAACAGGTGTGGGCACTTTTTCTATTTCTTTCTTTTGTTTTTCGACAGCTTTTCCATCCCAAACATGCTTTGGTAAAATTAGTTTACTCATCACTTAACTCCATGCGTTTTATTAAATCAGCAAGTTCCTGAACCTCTTGCCTCAAGGCTGCTAATTTACCAGTGAGATATTTATAATCTGCCCAGTCTTTAGCTAATCCATTGACGATAGACTCCTCTACTTGTTTGCATCTACCCTCTAAATCTTTTTTGTAAGCTGTATAAAAATTTTCTAACCGCATGCCTTCATTTGTTCTGCCATGGCTTTGGCTCTGTTTGGTGTCTGTTTAGCCCAACGAGAATCTAGCATCTCGAAACTAGCCCCAATATAATTTTGTTCTGCTAATGCTTTCCACATATTATTAAATTTTGAAACACCAGTT